CTGAACGAATTCCGCCGGATGGTCGAGCAGCTGCAATGGCAGACCGTCATCCCGATGTTCTGCGAGCCGATCTGGCGCTGGTTCATCGAGGCTGCGCAGCTGGCCGGGCTTCTGCCGCTCGACGCCGTGATCCCCGCCGAATGGGCGCCGCCGCGCTTCGAGATGGTGAACCCGCTGCAGGATGTTCAGGCAGACTTGCTGGAAACGCGGGCAGGCTTTGCCTCGCCGCAGCAGATGATCGCCAAGCGCGGCTATGACCCGGCAGCCGTCATCGAGGAATGGGCGGCCCATGCCGAGGCGACCGATGCGCTGGGCCTGATATTCGACAGCGATCCCCGCAAGGTCAGCAAGGGCGGGAATACCCAGCCAACCGAAACAACCGACCCGGCAACCAGCACCAAACCGACGGAGTGATCCCCATGCCCCCCGATACCCTGCTCCTGCCCGTGATCGGGCGGGCCGCTTCCGTGCGCCCGGAGTCCATCAACCCCGAGGCCCGCACCGTCGAGATCGTCTGGACCACCGGTGCGACGGTACAGCGTCGCCGCTGGGAGGGTTGGGACGAGATCCGCGAATACGACGAGGAGCTCATCGTCACGCCCCAGGCCGTCCGGCTGGAACGGATGAACGGCGGCGCGCCGTTCCTCGACTCGCATGACGGCTGGAGCCTGCGCTCGGTGTTGGGCGCGGTCGAGACCGGATCGGTCCGGATCGAGGGCGGCCAGGGCATGGCCACGATCCGGCTGACTTCCGCGCCCGATGTGGCGGATGTGGTCCAGCGCATTCTGGAAAAGACCGTCCGGCACGTCTCGGTCGGCTACCGGGTCCACCGCTACGAGATCACCAAGCGCGAGGGCCAGCGGGAACTCTGGCGCGCCGTCGACTGGGAGCCCATGGAGGTCTCCGCCGTCGCCATGCCCGCCGATCCCGGGGCGCATATCCGTGCGGCCGAAGCCGGACCCACGGCCCTGGCACCCTGCATTCTCACCCGATCCGACACCCCCGCCGCACACGCGGCCCATCACAAGGAGGCAGCAATGCCGAATGATACCCTGCTTCCCGGCAGCGAACCTGACGCGACCCGTTCGCTTCCGCCGTCTCCGGCACCTGTTGTCCCGGCACCACCGGCGCCCTCCGCCGACACGATCCGTGCCGAGGAGCGCCAGCGCGCCGCCGAGATCACCACGCTCTGCCAGCGGCATGGCCTCGGCCTCGATTTCGGCGCGGACCTGATCGCGCGGGGCGTGGCGCTGGACGCCGCCCGCTCGGTGATCCTCGACCGGCTCGTCGCGCAGAACCCGACGACGCGTGGCGCAGAGATCACCCCGGCGCGTGTCGGCGGACCGTCTTCCACCGACCTTGGCTTCCGCGATGCCGTGACCGAGGCGCTGCTGCACCGCCACGAGCCGGGGCGGACGCCACTTTCCACTGACGCCCGCGAGTTCCGCGGCCTCACCCTGATGGAAATGGCCCGGATCGCGGTCGAACGCCGGGGCATCAATACGCGCGGCATGTCCAAGATGGAACTGGCCACCGAGGCGCTGATGGGTCGCGCCTCGGTCGGCTATCATGCGACGGCCGACTTTCCGTTCCTGCTGGCGAACGTCGCGAACAAGACCCTGCGCTCGGCCTATGACTCGACACCCCGCACCTTCACCGCCTGGGCCCGCCAGGCGACGATCACCGACTTCAAGCAGGTGCAGCGGACACAGCTGGGCGGCGCACCCGATCTGCAGCGCGTGCCAGAATCGGGCGAGTTCACCTACGGCACCATCGGCGAGGGCCGCGAGGTCTATTCGCTGCTGACCTACGGGCGGATCGTGGGCATCACCCGGCAGACGCTGATCAACGACGACCTCGACGCCTTCACCCGGGTGCCTTCGGCCTTCGGAGCTTCCGCCGCCGATCTCGAAAGCGATCTGGTCTATTCTATCCTCACCACCAACCCGCTGATGGGCGATGGCCTGGCGCTCTTCGTCGCCGGTCACGGCAACCTCGGAACGGCGGCGGCTATCACCGAGACGTCCCTTGCAGAGGCCTACCGGCTCTTCGGCAACCAGCGCGGGCTCGAGGGGCGGCAAATCTCGATCCAGCCGCGCTACATCCTCACACCGCCCGGCACCCGGTCGGTCGAAGCGCGCAAGAACGTGACCGCCACGACGCCGATGGCGGTCGCGGGCGTCAACGCCTTCGCCGGGCGGCTGGAACCCATCGAAGAGCCGCGCCTGATCCCGGCGGCGGGTACGGACCCGTGGTTCCTCGTCGCCGATCCCTCCCGGATCGACACGGTGGAATACGGCTATCTCGAAGGCAACACCGGCCCCTACACCGAGACCCGGACCGGGTTCGAAGTGGACGGCATCGAGATCAAGGCCCGGCACGACTTTGCGACCAAGGCGATCGACTGGCGCGGGATGCTGCGCAACGCAGGCATCTGACACCTGATCCCGGCGCGGCAGCCGATGCCGCGCCGCCCCTCCCCCTTACACAAGGAGCCACGACATGGCGAAAAACTACATTATGGCAGGCGATAAGATCAACATCATCGCCGGTGCGAACATCGCGTCCGGCGCGGGTGTCCAAGTGGGCCGCATCTTCGGTGTGGCTGCGAACGATATCGCCAGCGGCACCGAGGGCCCGATCAATCTGACCGGCGTCTATGATCTGCCGAAGACCGCCGCGCAGGCGTGGACGGCGGGCGCGCTGATCTACTGGACCGGCACGGCCTGCACCAACGTCGCGGCCACCAACATCCTGATCGGCATCGCGACGCGGGCACAGCTCGCGGCGGATACGATCGGGCGCGTGCGCCTGAACGGCGCGGGCATCACGCCGTGACGGCATTCGCAGTGGCGGCGCGTGCGATCTTTTCGGACCGCAACATGGCCGAAGATGCCTTCCACCGGGTTGGGGGCATTGGCGCAGGCACCATCACCCGGGCAATCCGACGCGCCCCGGATCAGGTCTCCAGCTTCAACGAGGGGCGGTTCGTGTCGGACACGATCCTGCTGGACGTGCCGACCGCTTCTGTGCCCCTGCTGGCGGTGGGCGACACCATCGAGATGGGGGCGTCGATCTACGAAGTGCGGTCCGATCCGGTGCGTGATGCGGACCGCCTGATCTGGACGGCCGAGGCGCGGGAACTGTGAGGCTGTCGGTCAAGGTTGAAGGCGACTTTGTCGAGATCACCGGCAGCAGTATCGCCGAGGGCAAATCCGCCGTCACGCGCGGCGTGGCGGCGGCAGGTGCGGGATTGCAGGCCGATTGGCGCGCGCAGATCGCGGCGGCGGGACTTGGCCCCAAACTGGCCCGCACGATCCGGCGCAAGGTCTATCCGCAGTCCGGCACCTCGCTGCGCGCGGCAGCCTTGGTCTGGAGCAAGGCGAGCGAGATCGTCGATGCCTTCGACCGGGGCGCGCTGATCCGCTCCGCCGACGGCTTCTGGCTGGCGATCCCGCTGGCGGCGGCCGGGGCCAGGGGAGCGGGCGGCAAGCGCATCACCCCGGGCGGCTGGGAACAGCGGACCGGGCGGCTTCTGCGCTTTGTCTATCGGCGCGGGCGACCCAGCCTGCTGGTCGCGGACGATGCGCGCCTGAACAGCCGCGGCCTTGCCGCCTCAAAAGGCGGGCGGCGGCGGCGCGACGGCACCCTCACCGGCGCGCAGACCGTCCCGGTGTTCCTGCTGGTGCCGCAGGTCAAACTCGCCAAACGCCTCGACCTCGGCAAGGCCGCCAACGCCTGGCAGAACCGCCTGCCGGGCCTGATCCTTGCCAACTGGCCGGAAGGAACCCGCCGATGAGTAACCGTGAGACGATCCTTGAGGCCTTGCGGCTGGCGCTGGTCGGCATCCCCGGCACGCGGTTGCTGCGCAACGAACCGCTGCCAGGCCGCATCCCGGCGAGCGGGCTGATGATCCTGCGCGACGGCGATCCCGGGCAACCCGAAGTCACCCTGTCGCCGCTGCGCTATCACTACGAACACCGGGCCGGGATCGACATGCTGATCCAGAAGGCCTCGGGGCGCGACACGGCCTTCGATGCGCTTTGCGCTGCCATCGGGGCGCGGATCGCCGCCGACCGGACGCTGGGCGGGCTTTGCGACTGGTGCGAGGCCGAGGCACCGGAACCGGTGGAGATCACAGCCGAGGGCGGCGAGCCAATCAAGGCCGCGACGGTCGCGGTGATCCTGACCTATTCGACTGCCGACCCGCTCTGATCCGCACAGTATACATATAGAGGAGTCCGACGATGGCACGCGCACAGGGCGCGCGGGCGCAGATGGCGCTCGCCTTCGAGACAGTCTACGGCACGGCCCCGGCGACGGGATACCGCTTTGTCCCCTTCGCCTCGACCACGCTCGGCAGCGAGCAGCCGCTGCTGGCATCGGAACTTCTGGGCTACGGTCGCGATCCGCAGGCCCCGCTCCGCGATGCCTTCACCGCCGACGGCGACGTGGTGATCCCGATCGATGTCGAGAACCTCGGCTTCTGGCTGAAGGGCGCCTTCGGGTCGCCGGTCACCACCGGCACGGTGCCAAAGGTCCATACCTTCCAGTCCGGCGGCTGGACGCTGCCGAGCCTTGCGATCGAGACCCAGATGCCGGAGGTGCCGCGCTTTGCGATGTATTCCGGCTGCGTGGTCGATGGCCTCTCCTGGGAGATGCGCCGGTCAGGATTGCTGACCGCCACGGCAACACTGGTCGCCCAGAACGAGGTGGTGGCGGGGGCCACGGCAGCTGGTGCGCCCACGTCCCTGTCACTGGCGCGCTTCGGCCATTTCAACGGGTCCATTCAGCGCAACGGGGCGCCGATCGGCAACATCCTCTCGGCCCGCATCGCTTATGCCAACAACCTTGATCGGATCGACAGCATCCGTGCCGATGGCCGGATCGAAGGCGCGGACCCCTCCATCGCGTCCCTGACCGGCACGCTCGAGGCGCGGTTCGACGATCTCACGCTCTACAACCAGGCCATCGCGGGCACGCCCTGCGAGTTGATCTTCGCCTACAGCCAAGGGGCCAACGCCGCCTTCAGCTTCACCGCCCATGCCGTCTATCTGCCGCGCCCCCGGATCGCCATCGAAGGCCCCGGCGGTATTCAGGCCACGTTCGACTGGCAGGGGGCCCGCGCCGTCAGCCCTGCACGCATGTGCACCGCCGTCCTCACCAACACCGTTGCGAGCTACTGACCATGATCAGCCTGACCCTGTCCCGCGAGCCCGAGTGGCTCGACCTCACCCATGGCGTGACCGTTCTGATCCGCCCGCTGACGGCGGCGATCTTCTCCGCCGCCCGCGCCGATCTCGAGGCCGACGACCTGATCGACGCCGAGGCACAAGAGATCGCGGCGGCCCTCGTCAAGGCGATCGCGCGCCGGACCATCCTCTCCTGGGAGGGGGTCGGTGATGCCGACGGCACTCCGGTCGACCCGGATGATGCAACCGTCGACGCGCTCTTCGATCTCTGGCCGATCTACGAGGCCTTCAACGAGCGTTTCATCGCCCGCTGGCTGTTGCTCGGTGACGAGGGAAACGGCTCTGCGCCCTCGCCGACTGGCACTTCGGCGGGGGCGCCGGATATTGCGCCGCCTGTCCCCGGCGCTGCGCCGACTGCCCCGCCCGGCTGAACCAGCCGCGCACTGCCGAGGGCTGGCAGGTCTGGGACCTTGTGCAGCGCCTCGGCGGCCAGATGCGGGTGATCCCGGGGGCCGTGGTCGGCATCGACATGGTTGCCGCCTTTGAACTCGCCCGGGCGCTGGGCGTGGAGGCGCGCCTTGTCGCCGAATGGCTGCCCGGCATCGAGGGGGTGATGGTGCGGCGGATGAATGAACAAGCGAAAGGAGGACGGATCGATGGCTGAGCGGAAAGTCTCCGTCCGCCTTGGCGTTGTCGGCGGCAAGCAAGTCGAGGACCAGCTGCGCCGGATCGGGACGACCGGCAGCGATGCCTTCCGCAAGGTCGGGCGCGACGGCGCGCAGGCCTTCGGGCAGATCGAACGCGCCAGCGGCTCGGGCCGTGCCGCGATCGCGAACACCGCCTTCCAGATTCAGGACCTCGCCGTGCAGATCGCGGGTGGGACCAGCGCCAGCCGGGCCCTGGCGCAGCAACTGCCGCAACTCCTGGGTGGGCTGGGGCTCATGGGAGCGGTGGCCGGTGCGGCGGCGGCGATCTTCATCCCCTTCGCGGCCTCCCTCTTCGACACGGCGGACGCAACCGCCGCGGTCGTCGAAGAGATGCTCGGCGCAGGCGGGTCCATTGGGGCTGTCGAAAGCGCCGTCTCGGCCCTTGAGGCAACGCAGCGCGCCTATAACGCGGCAATCTCCCAGACCGGCGGGGCCTCGTCTTCGGCGGCAGCACTGGTGATCGCGAACTCGGCGGCGGAGTTCGAGGCGCGCAAGCAGAACCTCGCCGTCGAGTTGGAACTCCTGCGCATCCGGCGGCAGGAGAAGGCGTCGGATGCCGCCAATCTGCAGGCCGGGATCGACCGCGAGTTCGACGCCTTTCAGATTCGGCGCGTCGAGATTGCCGACAAGTTCGACCGCAGCCGTGAACTGCCGATCCAGGACGTCCCCGGCTACGCCCGCGGCAACGACGTCGGCATGGCGGCCGAGTTTTCCGAGGCGATCAAGCTGGATCGGCTGGCCCTGCAGAAGCTCAACGCCGAGAGCGCCTTGATTGACCTCGCCATCACCAATGCCGATGGGTTGATGACCACGAAGTTCGAGCAGGTCGCCGCCGGGGCAGAGGCCGTCGTGCCCGCCGCCAGCCGCGCGGGCGGGGCCGTCCGTCAAGCCGGGCAGGACGCAGGCCAGGGCGGCGAAGCGGCCACAGCGGGCTGGGCGCTGGCCGTCGAGGCCCTCGATCAGTACGCGGCCAGCGCGCACGACATCGGCAAGGACATCGGCGCAAGCCTTGTGGGCGCCTTCCGTTCCGCCGAGGACGCGGTCGGCAATTTCGTGAAGACCGGCAAGCTGGATTTCAGCAGCCTTGTCACCAGCATGATCGCCGATCTCGCAAAACTTGGCGCGCGCCGGTTCATTCTCGGACCGCTGGCCAATGTCCTGTCGGGGGCGCTGGGCAGCGGGGCCGTCGGCCAGGCGCTGGCGGGCGTGTTCCATGACGGCGGAATGGTCGGCGCGGGCGGGGTGAGCCGGGCCGTCCCGGTCACCGCCTTCCTCGGCGCGCCGCGCATGCATTCGGGTGGCTGGGCAGGCCTTGCCGCCGACGAGGTGCCCGCAATCCTGCAGCGCGGCGAGCGGGTGCTGTCGCGGGACGAGGCCCGGGGCTACGGCCAGGGCGCGGTCAATATCACCATCCAGGCGCGTGACGCGCAAAGCTTCCGGCAATCCCGCAGTCAGGTTGCGGCAGATATCGCGCGTGCGGTGCAGGCCGGGCGGAGAGGACTGTGAGCGATAACCATGAATAGGCATGTACTTTCAAATGGCAGCCGCCGCGGCGCGCAAAGCTTCCGGCAATCACGCAGTCAGGGTGAGGCCGAAGAGTGGAACGTCCGGGGGGGCTGTTGAAAAAGCCCCATGCTTCTGATTCACTTTGTATATCTGTGGATGAGGGGCTGCGATGTTGGGTCGGAAGGAACGGGGTCAGCTGGAGCTTTTCATCGCCGGATCGTTGCGTGGCCTG